GAGGTGTCCATCATGTCGATAGCGCCCTTTAAGCCGCCCTTTTCCGACATTGCCGCCCATGAAGTCACGGGGAACAGCTTGTTGTCCACGCCTTCGGTAAACAACCGGCCCAATTCCTTGAATTCGGCATTGAACACGCCGACCGCTTTACAGGCTTTGGTCAGCAAGTAAATGCGCTGGGTAAGGTTGTCCAGTTCCTGCGCTTGGTCTTCGTACTCGCAATAGTCCGGCACGGGAATCATCGTCCCCGTGGTGGTGGTCGCCATCAGCGGGCGCGGGCATGGGAAAAATTCTTCCAGTTCCAGCGGGTCATCGCGCTCATCTAGCGCCTGTGGATAACCTTTGGCAATCCAGCAAACCTTGCCGGTGCGCTTGTTCCAAATCTCATACACCTTGGCTTTTTTGTCATAGGTGTTTTTGGCGGTCATTGGATTTTTAGCATCCATGTCCGTGTTGCTGCTATCCAAGCCCACGTTCTTGAAGACATCGCCAAAACGCTCAATGCCTTCGTCTTTGGTCATGTAGACGGCGCGGGCCACCCACCATACTTCGTCCCATGTGCGGGCAGGGCTATGCAAGAAATCTGTCCAATAGACGTAATCGATGGGGCTGTGCGCCGCATCAATGCGCTCGGTTGGCTCTTCTTGGGCATCGTAAATCTGAGCCTCGCCTGGCTCTTCCATCATGCCTTCGCCCATTTCGGGCTGTTCATTGACGATTACTGGCTCATAGCGAATCCACGCCGTACCACGCCCAGGCAGCAATCGGTCTTCTACCGCGCCACGCATGGCATGGTCAAAGTCGCCAAATTGGGTGGTTTCGTACTCCATGACCCGTTCCAGCATCGTGGATGCCAGCCGACCTACGGGGTCTTGATCCATGTAACGGCGGGAGACTTCGGGCTTTGCTTGCCTGCCATACAGCGCAGGGAATAGCACTTGAATGTTCGACCACAAGATGTTGTAGCGAACACGGGGCATTTCTACCGCATCGCGCTCATCCCGATAGCGTTTAACAATCTTATGACCGCGCTTTTCCCACTTGTCAAAGACCTTTTGCGCCGCCTCTATTTGGTCGTGCCAATACGGGCCAGGGTCTTCGCCCTCATAAGCGCCATTGTCTTCGTAAGCCATTATTAGTTACCCGATGCAAAGAAGAATGTCACATCTAACGTGCCGCCCTCGGTTGCGTATAGGCTTGAACCAACATTAGCAGGGAATCGGTGAAACCCAATGGCTGGGGTAATCGTGCCGGACATGACCGTGCCGCTTGCGCCGCCGTCTCGGAGCACCAAAGTGCCGGCATTGGTGTTGTTGACGTAAAAACCAAGCAATTGGCACGGGCCTGTTGTGACTGCGCCTGTTTCTGTGATGTTTTTGTATGCCCCGACTTCTGCTACTGGCTGGCTCATATTCGTTCTCCACGATGATGTTGAGTGTCAAAATCCCACAATTCATCCAAGGTGATGGTTTGGATGGTCTTGCCCTTGGGCGGCGTTTGATCTCTTGCCTCTTGCCTGTAGGCGACTGCAAGCATTCTAAAGGCATCCGCTGGGTGTGAACACCAATCATGGCGGGGATTTTGTCGAAATGCCTTCTTGTCCTCATCATATTCCCGCTGATATTGGCGCAATGCTTCCAACCCATCCTCACAGCTTGGGTCAAAATAGCACCGTGGCAGCACCATCCTGACCGCCTGGATGCCGTCTTGAATGCCAATCTCAGGCACAATTGCCAGCTTACTCATGCCGCCAAGGTGCGCCGCAAGCTGTTCTACGATGGATTTGCCGCCCGATGCCAGCGTCTTTGCCCGTGCGTCATGCGGTAGGTAATGCTTGGTGTACCGGTAGCCTTTGTCGATTACCACTTGGGCTATGTCCTCAATGCCTGCGCCGCTGACGGCGTAGTAGTCCATAACCCTAATCTCGCCTCGGACTACTTGATAGAACCATATTGCCGTGTCATCGCGGTAACCTAAATCCCAGGCGGTATAGACCGGCGCGTCGACATCAAATGGCAATTCCCTTATCCGGCCTTCGTCCTGCGCCAAGCGCATCTCTTGCCCATAGAAAGCGCCCATGATTGCCGCATCAAAGCTGCACTCATATTCTTGGTCGTATTGGTCTTGGCTCAATTGCGCCCGTGCCGCCTCTAATTCGGAGTCCGGCAGGATTTTGCTCACAGTCGCCGGTAACCGCAGCAGAAACCAATCCGGCGTGTTTTGGCTGACCTTGTAGATGTCGTGGAACTGGTTTTTACCCTTGGGTGTGCCGCCAAAGACCGCCCAACCAAGCCGGTCAGACAGCGTAGGCCGAATCACATTGCCCCAAACGCTAGGCCGGAAGTCGCCGTATTCGTCAAGATAGACCCCATTGAATCCCATCCCGCGCATGGCATCAGCGTTGTCCCCGCCAAACAGCATGATTTTTGCGCCATTGATGAGTTCTACCGATAAATCGGATTCATTGCTAGAACTGGTGATGGGCGCGGCGTAATACTTGAGGTAGTCCCATGCCACCCGCTTGGCCTGGCTGCGGAACGGGGCAATGTACGCATACTGTGCGCCTCGGTGTCCCTCGGTGATTGCCCGCTTAATCACATCGTTGATTGCCGCCACAGTCTTACCGGCTCTTCGGTGTGCAACCAAACATGACCAGCGGGTCGTGCGGTTGTGAAACGGCATAAATGCGTCCCGAGGGCTGTAGGGCAGGATTATTTCCCGCTTGCCCATGTCACTACCATTTCCACCGGCCCTTGGTCAGCGCCTGTGACCTCAGTCCTTGCCAGCTTGGGCACATGGTATTCCACCACCGATTGGAACAGTTCAAACGCCTTTGCCGGATTGGGCTTAATGTCATAGTCAGGATCGCCGTATGCGACCTTATCGAGCCAATCGGTCAATCTGTGGGCATTGTCATTAACAAACAGCGCAATCGCCTCACGCGCCTCTTGCGTTAGCTTGTTGGGCGTTCCTGCACTGCGACCACCATACTTGGGTCTACTTTTATTTACTTTAGATTCAGCAATCATATAAAACCCATTCTTTATGGCTTTTTTGCATTACGTTCTAAGATTGTCATACTTTTCTCTTCGCCAGGGAACACGACAAAGTTGCGTGTGCCTTTACCAGCGGAGCGTGAACTTTCGTCAAAATACTTGATGCCAGGAATGCCAGCTTGACGCAATTTTGCAGAAACTTCCGGCCCTAATCCTCCACCAAGAACGGTTTGTGCATTCATTTTGTCATTTTGAGAAATTAGTCTAAGCAATTCATTCCCAGTAGGATCGTATGCCCGTGGCCCAGCTAAATCGCCCCATTCTGAACCACTACGCCCACCTTCTATTTTTTTCCTTTGCTCTACATAAGGAGCAAAAAACTTTTGAACTTGGGCATTTTGCTCACTTAGCGGCTTATCCCAATCTAGCATCTTTGCTATCTTCTCGTCCGGTAAGTCTACTTTGTAAAGGTTGCCGGTGTTGCGAATTACGTTAGCGGTGTTTTCTATTTCTGCGGGCGGTAGACCGGCATCTTTTGCAAAAGCCCTAAACGCGCTTTCGCCACCATTTTTACGCCAATATTTAGCAACATCACCCAATGGCCCTTGCGCCGTTGAAAGTTGTTCAGCATAACCTTTAGCAACATTAGGGCTTTCCGCAGTGTAAATGCCATGTCCAAAAGCCTGTGCGCCTTCACCCGTTCCAATCTTGCTTGCGTCAAACTCGCCTAGCGGATTCCTTGGCGTAGGCGGGAATCTGTGCGGTGTGCCGTGGTACACATCCAATGGCAGGATGCCGCCGGTGTTCACCATGTATTGCTCGGCAAGCTGTCCAGCTTTTGGCGCAACAAACCGGCCTGTTTCCATTGCGCCTTTGCCAACCATACGGGCGGCTGGAGCCACCATAGGCGCAACCGCCAGCGCAGCATTAATGGTTTCGTCCTTTGGGCGGTAGGTCATGCCCTTGCCTGTTCCGATCGCATTGCCATAAGACAAGGCATCGGCGGTCTTTTGAACATCGCCAATTCCAAGCAAATCCAGCACTTTATTGCGATTTGCCGCTAAAAAGTCCATGCCAGGCACACCTAGGCGAGGCATCTCGGGCAGCTTATAGGCCATGCCCAACAAGTCGGCAACACCGCCCAACACCGGATTTCTCGGTGTGGCTTTTATTGTTCCGCTTAAAGCAGCAGCCAATTGTTGATTGTCAGCCATGCGTGTCCTTCATATGAATTAACCCATTGAGCATCCGGCTCTTGGTGTTTATCCACGGTTTACTGTAATCACAATTTGCGTAATGGTCAAATTCGGGAATGCCCAGCGTGTAGTGGGCAATCTTTGTCCGCAAATGGTCGTGTTCGCCTACTAGCACGTTCCATTCCCTTGGCAATTCGCCAATGAGTGAGTCGGGCAGCCATTGGAATCGGTGCAATTCCTCGCCGCTGGATTCCTCAATGAATTCCGGTGTCAGCACCTTGTTGCGGCTATGTTCGCAATTCCACAGCACCACGCTTGACCAGTTTTTCCTTGGATAGTCGCCATTGCGGGCTTCCATCGGTGTGCCAATGTACTTCTTTAGGTGTTTGGTCTGATAGTCATGCTTGACCACCTGGACGGCATAGCGCGGGTCAAACAGGCTCTCTAAGTCTTCAATGTCTGCCAGCATCAGCATATCGCTGCCATCCAGGAATATGGCTTTACCTTGGTATCCGCACAAAAATGGGACTAGAAACCGCTGGTAAGTAAATGCGTTTGTGCCGTCCCGCTGCTTACCCGACAAGGGCGTGATGCTGACAAGCCCCTTGGTGCGCTCTATGACCGATTGGCAGAATACATGGTAACCCACGGATTCCCGAGGATCGTATCCTGCAAATATGCGGATCATTTGAGGGTTAGCTTGTAAATCGTAGAGTCTACCAGCGCGGCAATTTCGTCCACGATGTTTTGCAATTGGCTGTCATCCGGCAGGGCCACGCGATTCTTCTCAATAAACGCTTTCATGCTTGCCATGTACTTTTGCGGGTCTTTGGCGTTGTGGAAGTTCTCAGGGTAATCCTTAATCTTTTCATACCCGCGGTTATATGCCTCGGCAAACTGGTCTGTCAGTTCCACAATCTCGGTGTAGTACGCGCCCAATGCCATGTGCACCGCAAAGCTGTCGGTTGACAAATGCATGAAATGGGTGACCGTGCCGCTATGCAGCATGGTCGAAATGAAATCCGCAACGTTCTTTTTCATAGCGCCACCTCTAAAACCCCATTGTAAGGCAATGGTACGTCTTTAGGCCATTGTCCGGCGCTTGTCAATGCGTCCACCGTCTTTTGATGCGCCTGATTCCATAGCTGCTGGCGCTCATTTTTGTCCAAATTTGCGCCTTGGTCAATCTCAAAATGGCAATGCAGGCACAACGCAGCCACCAAATTATCGTCGGCCTTGATGCTCCGACCCTTGCCACCGCCCCAATTTGTGTGTGCGGCCTGCACCATTTGACCCGATCCGCAGCATTGGCAATCAAGGCTTGCCACTAATTTCAGCAGTTTTTTGCTTCTGACGTATGCGTGTTTTTGTAGCA